TAAGACTAGCGGAGAAGGATATCCTCTGCTCTTCTAATTCCATTTCGCTTTCTAAGGGCGAATTTTTTCCTTCTGTATTTCCATCAGGCGTGTTCATCATAAAAATAGCTCAATTAGGCGGTTCTACACAACAGTATCTACACTAAAAACCACATGGTTGAGATCACCAAATAATAATTAGTTAAATAATAATAAATAAATTTATTTAATTATAATGTATATTTCTTTCAGCACGGTGTCATTTCCAAAAAAAGTTAATATATTTTTATCTATAGGAAAGCACATCCAATGGTATTCTAGCGTATTTTTCTTCTTAATTAAGATAATCGCTATATCTGTCATTTCATTAAGGTCCGAATATTCTTTGCCTTTGCTAATGGAATAGCCTTCGTCTTTCAGCGCGTTAACCATTTCTTCTGGAAATGTTATTTTTCTGGCATCGTTATTGAATATAGCGGCGACGTCCCTTATGAAAGTATTAAATTTATGATTTTTCTGAATAGCGTGGCTTAAGTCTTCTTGGCTTATGTGAATGTTTAGCCCCCTGAAAGCTTTTTCTAGGGCTTCTGGTCCACAGCTGAAAACGTGAAGGGGGTCTTTATCGCCTTCTCTTAATTCAGAATAATGCGCGGGCTCACGGAATTGATCCATTAAGCCGCATCCCATCAAGATTAACCCAGATAAAAAAATAAAAAAAAGGCGCATATCTCCAAGAGATTACACCTTCTTTAATTAATCGTTTAAGTATAAAATTTATTTACGATTAGCAACTTCATAAAGTTCTCTTAACTTACCGTCTGGTTGAGCCAATCCACCAATAACGCTAAAAATATTTAGCGAAGGCTTATCCCCACTATAAACCCCACCATGGACTACGCTTCCGGGCTTAAGCATCCTGTTCAGCTGGTCTAAGGCTTGGTCTATATGACTTTGGGGAAGATTGTCTAACACTTCTGTTCCGCCAATCATTATAACTCCTGCTGTATCCCCAGAGCTTACGTTAACTCCGCTAGACAGTAAATTGCTCTTAAGGTTTTCTCTAACAGTACGCGAAATTTGAACTGGATCTTGCCAATCTTTCACGGGGGAAGCGCCGAATAGGATTAATCCAGAATTCAGTATTCCTTTGTAATCGTTTTTATCGAAAGACGTATAGCTACTGTCTTTTGCTGAAGTAAGATTGAACAGGTGAAATAGTCCAGCTAAATTAGAGTTTGCTACATCCCAGAACTTAGAAACAGCTACGCTTGGATATAGCGATACTACTTTTTCATTATCTAGCAGAATTAAAGGGGAGACTACCCCTGAGGCTACTAGGGTGTATACGTTTCTTAAAGTAGTCGCTGCGTTTTTATTTACCTTTGCTCCTTCAGACCTTTTCGGAAGCGTCAAAATAACCCCTACCTGCTTCTCTTTCGTTTTTACTAATTCTTGAACTTCTTTAGCTAAATTAATTAAGGGAATTACCATTCCTGACCCAGTGCCCCCTCCCGCTCCGGCACAAATGAAAATTCTATCGAAAGATTCGCCGAAAGAGTATCTCATAAAGTCAATGATATCTTCCTTGTTTCCTTCGAGCTTTTGCGCGGCAACCGCTGGATCTTTTCCGGCTCCTCCGCCTTCTCCAACGCATAGCTTTTGTTTCAAAGATAAAGAATTCAAATCAGAGGTAGCCGTGTTGATTGCGGCAGCCCTGTTGTAGCCAAGCTTTGAAAAAGTTTCGGCCAGTCTTGACCCTCCTTGCCCTACGCCCAAAAAACAGAATTTAAAAGAAACGTCTACGTCATCTTTTATGTCACGAACATGATGTGATGTTACGCCTTCTGTGTTGTCTGGGACAAGTAAGTCGTCAGGAATAGAAACGTCTGATTCTCCGTAAAAAGATTTAATTTGCTCGTTTTCGTTTTTGTTTTCTTGCTCGCTCATATTAAAGTTTTCCTTACGTATTGTTACACGTATTATAGCTCACCTTTTTCTTCTGTCTTGCTATGATATAATATGCTTGCCATAAACGTATTAACTTGGTGTTCTAAAGCTATATCTGATACTTCTTGCACCATATCATGGTTTTTATCCACGGGGTTCCCGCAGTATCCGTCTACAGAATCTTTCCAGTTTTCTTGCTGTTCGTTGGCTATGATTATTCCCGCTACGTCTGTAGCTATTTCTTTCTGCTCTTTATTTAGTCTTTTGACTTTATGAGCTTTTCTTAGATGAGCTTCGACATGCTTTTCAAGGTCTTGGGAAAGTAAAATGTTTTCTTTGACTTTGTTAAAGCTGAATAATGATTTTGACTCTCTTGTTTTTTCCTGCGGAACGCCTGTTCCTTCTGGTCGACCGGTGGGCTGTTTTGACTTAGGGTTATTGTTGGTGTTATTGTTTTGCGCAGACTGGCCCGGGGAAGGCGCGGGTTTCATTTTTGCTAATTTTACTTCGTGGTTACGTTGTCTCGCGATATCAGTTGGGTCAACGCCACCTATCATGGGAATGTATAAACCTTGGTCTTTATAACCTTTGTATTCCTTTTGTGACTCGAGCGATTCTTCTGCGGTGGGCAGTCTACCGGTTTCTATAGCTTTTAATCCTTCTACTGGGGTTAAAATTCCTATTTCCACCAGCCTACTATAAACTTTAGCAAAGTTTGTGCTTTCCCTTAAGCTTATTTCGTCAAATATGGGGCTAGGATAATTTTTAAGACCTACGTCCTGAGCTATCCTTTTTATTTCTGGAATTAAAAAATCATTAAGGAAAGTCTCTCTAGCTTGCTTTAATCTTGCTAAGAAAATTTCTACTTTCATCGAGAAGCTACTAGATTTATCACCCGTAGCCGAAGCAGTACCCCCTCCCGCACCGGTAATCATACTGTTCAATCCAGCTTGGATATCTGCGTTTACAATTTGATATTTTTTAGGATCAAGAAGGTCACCTATCTGCGGAATTACAAATTGAGCTTTCGTTGTATAATCAGCAATCAACACCCTCCCCACTGATTGGTTTTCAAAGAGCTTTTGTAATTCTACTAAGTTCTTTTGGTTTACTCCCCCTTTATCTGGATCAGTTCCTGTTGTAACCAACAAGACTGCCTGTTGCATTGTTCTAGCAATGGCCATGTCCATTCGTTTTAATTCTGATTTATGATTTATGTCTTCAAGAACGGGGTATCCCATAGGAACAGCGAAGGGCTCGTAATCCATTTTTTTATAGAATACTGCGGAAATTTTTTCAGCCTCTAGGGGGATTCTTATAGCGTTGATAACTTGACCAGAGTTTAGTTGTTTTTTAACCTCAGCAGGTAGAGAATCCCTTATCTTTTTGTCTTCATCTGTTTTGGCGACCCTAACCCTCTCCAGTTCGTAATCAGTAAGCACTTTGTGATATTTTTTAACATCAGTAGAGAAGCTTAATGACCCAGATAGTTGGATGTCCGCCGGGTTAAGTATTACGTATCTATATGGGATTTTAATTTTTTTTGCGCCGAACGTTTGCGAGAGCTTCTTCACGTCTTCTTTCTTGATAGCGGCGTCAAGCCTGTATAGAAAAACGTTTCCTGATCTAAAATATTCCCTGAAGAACCTGTCTTGTAGATCTGTTATGTTTATTTTTTTCAACAACGCCTCGAAGAATTTTCTCGATTTTTTGCTTCCACCCCGAAAGCAGATACTTGCCGCCGAAAACTCCGTCATTAGGTCTATGGCGTTTCTAAAAACAGAAAAATTATAATAAGCTTTTTGGCACAGTATTACGGCGTCCCTTACGGACATGGCCCCTTTGTTGTCGACAGTCTTAAACGGCACTAAGCCTTTATCTATGTTCGTGTACTTGTCGGTCCTTTCGATGTTGCTGGACACGTTCCTTCTGCGGGAGGTTCTGTCGGAAGATGACGCTATCGCTTCGCCGGAAGCTTCAGATATCATTATAGGGACGATATCTTCCGTTTTCTTTTTCCTTGCTCCGGTCCCCTTTGTCGTTGTTTTTTTTGAAACGCTCATTTTGGCTTTTTTTAGAGTTTTTTTTTAAATAAAATCTTATTTTACATTACACCATTCTGGGGGTAAAGGTCGCGGCGGTATCATCTAATTTATAATTCTTCATATCGAAGTAACACTTTACACCCCAATTGGCTAAAAGTAAACCAGTATAATTATCTTTTCTTGCCCTACCCGCGCTGGTATTCCGTTTCAAGTGTTGCGGGAGGTCAAAGGTCTGTGTTCCTCTGGCGGTCGTTTTTACTTCTACAAGCGCGCATTGTTTTTTGACTTGATATACTAAATTATCTTGAGTTTCAATGAATTCTCCTAAATTTTCTTCACGGACATAGTCTAGATTGACCTTAGACATGCTTTGCTTGTCGAATTCCGAACCGTTTGCGGTGGTTCTGGACGCAAACCATACTTTTTTATAATCTATATTTGCCTGAAGCAGTTCGTTTGCTTTCCTTATCCAGTCGCTTGAAAAAACTTGATTGAACACGATTCGATTACCTTCCTTATTGTACGTAGACTTAAGGTCTCTGACTTCTTTCAGATAATCCACGCCTTCTTTATTAGAGTCGAAGTCGATAACTTTCAAATTAAGTCTATTGTCTATAAATAACTTGGAGTGGTTTGCGGCCTCTAGAAACATGTCTGATCCGGCGTTATCAATACATATTAACTCTGGGTCAAAATTATCTAACACATAGTTAAGGTATTTAACGTGTTTGTTCAGGCCGCCTAAACCAGCGTAGTTATGTACGAGGGTCGAAGCTTCTTTATCTTCGTCCAACTCCATGACGGAAATAGCAAAATAATCTGCACTTGGGCTGTCGCTCATGTTTGGGTCAATACCTACAACATATTTTTTATTAGCTTTTCCTTTTATGAGGGTTGTGGGCCCTTCCCCGTCTGGGACAGTGGCTTCATGCATTTTAATAGCGCTAAAATAACTGTCGCTTCCGTCTGTAAATTGAGCGCAGTATTCCCGCTGAAATGACGCGTTAGAATATCCCCCGTCTTGAGCAGCTTCAATTATGCTATGGTCAATCATATGATCTGGTAAAGCTTCATACCCTAGTTGGGATACGAAATAAGTTGAATCACATAATTCTTTTTCATAAATTTTATTAGTCCAGTCTTTATACGTTTTATATAGGTTCTCGAAAGTATAACTTGCTGAAGACAGGGCTATCATTTTGCTATCGTTTTCGAAGACCATCCTGTCTTCTTCTTTCATTGCCCCTTTCCCTATGAGAGAGTCTTCCATTTCGCGTATCTCTATTCTTTCTTTCATGTTCTGTGGGGCAACCAAAAACGGCATAAGAACGGTATTAATTAAGTCTTCGGGTAAAAGTAGATACTCATCTAACAAAAGTACGTTGGCGCGAAAACCGCGAATCTTTTCTCCGTTAAGTGGGATCGCTGTGATTGTTCCTCCGTTAATCTGCCATTGAAATTGGTCGTTCCTTTTAGACTTTGCCCCGAAACATTGCAAGAGAAGCTCTGCCCCTTCAGTTTCTACTATTCTTTCTAAATTTTCAAAGATGAATCGAGCAGTCCTGAATGTGGGTCCAGCGACCAATATCTTTGTTCCGGGATTAAATATGCACTGAAGGAAACAAAAGACAGAGGCAATAAAAGTCTTACCACAACCACGTCCCCATACGCATAACGAGAAGTTTCTTTCCATCATTCCCCTAAGCGTGATCTCCTGATAAGGTGCTAGTTTTATCCCAGAAATAAGTTCGGTAGTAACCCCCAAGTTAGCGTGTAAAAATTTGGCTAACGTCAGCTTGGCTTCGTTATCGGTAAGATAACCTTTGATTTCAAGCAGTTCGTCATTAACGCTTTTATCTGTTTTGGTTTTATATTTGTCTGGGCAGTACCACATATCTCTTTATTGTCGTTTATAATATTTTTAAATCATAGGCTAATTGCAGGTCTATATTTTTATACAAACAACCACTAAAAAATATTTTTTCAATTACTCTTTTCGATTCTTTTCTACCCTTAGCAAATAAGAACTGTATGTGTGGGTATTTTTGAATTAAATGCCTAACGTTATGGAAAATGTATTCAGGGGTAACTTTTATTTTTTTAGATATATGAGGTAGGTATTTAAAGTTTGTAGCGTTACTTAAAGTGTCTTCAACAAGGACAATTAAATTTGCCTCGATCTCTTTAGCTCTAATGATCTCATTTTCAAATCTATCAAAGTTTCTAACGCTTAGCGTTGATATGAAGTCTGCCAAAGACTTTCTTTCTATGTAACAATTGCACGTTAACCTTGGTTCGCTAAACGTATAATCCCCCACAGGCAATGTCATGGATTGCGTACGATAATCATCCCACTTTAGAGGTAGCTGCTCTCTTGTGTCTACGTGTATAGAATATTGAGGTTTTCCGTACTCTTTCCCTTCTATAATTTCAGTAGGAAATTGGTACTTATTTTTAAATCCAATGCCCTCGCTATATGAATAATAATTGCCAAAGATTTCGTGAAGATATTGTATGGGGGGGGAAAGGATAGTCCTTAGCTCAACTTGTGTAGGCGTATAAATTAAATCTTTCTTTTCTTTTCTTTTTAGCAAAAGGTTTTTGCAATACTCTATAGACTCATCCCCAGCTTTCCCTTTTAACCAAAG